GCTTAACAAATAAAACGGGAGCAAACAAATGAAACTAGCAATTACAATTACATATAACTCAGGCGAGGAAGCAACTTACACAGCCCAACCGCCTGAGTGGGCTAAGTGGGAGCAAAAAACAGGAAATATCATTAGCCAAGCATCTGAAAAGATTGGTGTTAATGATTTGATGTTTTTGGCTTATCACGCACATAAGAGAGAAGCAGCTGGTAAGGCTGTTAAACCTTATGAAGCATGGATGGAAACTGTTGCCGATATTCAAGTCGGTGATGTGAACCCAAAAGCCATCCAGTAGGAAGCCTTAGTCGGTTATTGGTTCAGTTGTCAATAGCAACTCAAATTCCAATGAGCGAATGGGTAGATGGATCGGATGTTTTAACAGCGTTAGAGATATTGGAGGATAGACACAAATGACAGTTCCTTCAATAGTCTATGATCGCAGAGAATTAGCATCTTTTGCTAAAGTAATTCGAAGTATGGGTGAAATTGCTAAAGATGAAACTGCTAAACGCGTTGGTGCTATTGCTCAAAAAGAATTAGATGAGATTCGTAGAATTGCTTCATCAAGAGGCAAGGTTGCAGATCGTATTGCTCAGGGTGGAAAAGTAGTTAAGACTTCAGTATTGGGTGAAATTAAATTTGGTTTTGCTAGTCAAAGATTTTCAGGTGGCGCAACAACTCAATTTAACACTAGGAATGATCCTAAGGGTCAGCGAAAAGGTATTGGCGCAGCAGCTGAGTTTGGATCTAAGAATTATCCGCAATTCCCAAGATGGAGTGGCCCAATGCCTAAAGGCCCGGGATCACGCGGTTGGTTTATTTATCCTACAATTAGACAATTGCAACCAACAATTATTAAAGAATTTGAGGATGTTATACTTGAGATCAAAAAGGAATTCGTAAATGGCAAGTAATAGCAGAACCTTAACTCTTGCATTAGCAGCCGATATTGATGGCTTACGCGATGGTTTAAAACAAGCTGAAAAGGCTGTTGATAAATCCAAAGATCAAATTATAGATTTTGGCAAAAAGGCGGCATTGGCGTTTGCAGCTGTTGGAGCAGCAGCGACCGCATTTGCAGTATCAGCAGTAAAGGCAGCAGCTGAGGATGAAAAGAGTCGCAAGAATTTAGAGCAAGTTATTAGATCAAGCACTAAAGCCACCGAAGATCAAATTTCAGCAATTGATAAATATATAACTAAACAATCTATTGCAACAGCTACAACCGATGATGTTTTAAGACCTGCATTCTCAAGACTTATCAGATCCACACAAGATGTAACTAAGGCTCAAGATCTATTGACTTTGGCTCAAGAGATCAGCATAGCCACAGGCAAGCCACTAGAGAGCGTCACAAACGCCCTAGGAAGGGCTTATGACGGGTCAAATACCGCTTTGGGTAAGTTAGGTCTAGGAATTGATGCAGCCACCCTTAGAACCCAATCTTTCGAGGAAACCACTAATCAGTTACGAGCAACCTATCAAGGGTTTATTGATAATGAAGCTACCAATGCTGAGTTTAAATTTAGACAATTAACAATTGCTGTCGATGAAACTAAAGAACAAATTGGAACTGCTTTATTACCTATTGTTAAAGAATTAGCAGATTACTTCCTAGAAACTGCCGTTCCTTTAATTCAAGCATTCGCTGCTGGATTCTCTGGTGAGGATGGCGTTACCGCTGGTATAACTGAAGCTACTGAAGGTGCATTCCAATTTGGTGAGCAGATTAGATCAACTCTTGAATTTGTAATTAGTATTAGAAAAGAATTAGCCGTATTGGGTGCAATTATTGTTGGCGTATTTGTTGCTACCAAGATCGTCGCATTTGTTCAAGCAATCATGACTTTAGTAACTGCCATGAAAGCCCTACGAACTGCTGCTGCTGGTGCAGCTGTTGCAACCGCATTTGCTACTGGTGGAACTTCAGTTGGTGCTGCTGCTGCTGCTTTAGCTGCTGTGGCTGCAACTTATGGATTATCACAATTAGCAGGTGGTGGCGATCTAGGCGGAGCAGCCGTTTCAAATTATGCTCCATCAACCGGTAATTTTGGTGGTGGCGGTATGGGTCAAATAACAAATATTACAGTTAATGCAATCGATGGCGAAGGTGCTGCAAGAGCTGTTGCAAAGGTAGTTAATCAATCAGCTGCTCGAAGCGTGCCATTATTTACTGGTAATGGTATTAGACTTCAATGAGTGCTTTTACACCTGACTGGAAACTAACTGTCGGTGGTGTTGATTATACTGACATAGCAATAAGCGACATTCAACATGAAGCAGGTCGCACAGATATTTACCAACAGCCATCACCATCATATTGCTCAATTACCTTTATTGCTTTGAATGGTCAAACCTTACCTTTTGACATTAATGATTCATTTGACTTACAGGTAAAAGACTCGACTGGATCTTATGTAAGTTTATTTGGTGGCGACATTACCGATGTGACTGTCGAGGTTGGATCTACCGGATCAGTTGCCACAGTTGTCCAATACACACTTATTGTTATGGGCTCACTTGCTCGAATTGCTAAAGAAATCTTTAATGACAACATTTCACAAGATGAGGATGGCAACCAGATCTATGAGATTCTTTCTAGCGTGTTACTTGGCACTTGGAATGATGTGCCAGCAGCTTCAACATGGGCAACTTATGATGCAACTGAAACATGGGAAGATGCAGTCAATCTAGGACTTGGCGAAATAGATCAACCTGGTCTTTATACAATGAGTTCCCAATCAAATGTGACCAACACTATTTACAATGTGATTTCAGATATTGCAACTTCAGCCTTTGGATATATTTATGAAGACAATGCAGGAAACATAGGTTATGCAGATGCAGACCATAGGCAGAATTATCTGTTAGTCAATGGTTATGTTGAACTAGATGCTCGCCATGCGTTAGGTGCTGGCTTATCTACAATTATGCGATCAGCAGATGTCCGAAATGATATTTATATCAATTATGGCAACAATTACAATTCACAGGTTGATGCCACAGATGCAGCTTCAATTGCCTTATATGGCTACAAAGCCGAAACGATTAACTCTCGAGTTCATGGGGCGACCGATGCTCAAGATATTGCCGATCGATACATAGCCCAAAGAGCCTACCCAATACCAGCATTCCAGTCGATCACATTCCCAATCACAAACCCTGAAATAGATAACGCAGATCGGGATGACCTGCTAGCTGTATTTATGGGAATGCCAGTTCATATTCAAAACCTACCTAACCAAATATCAGGTGGAGATTTTGAAGGTTATGTTGAGGGCTGGTCATGGAGCACTCGGTTTAATGAACTGTTCCTCACAATTAATGTTTCTCCAGTCGCATTTAGCCAAGTGGCGATGCGTTGGAATACAACTCCAGCCACCGAGGCATGGAACACTTTAAGCCCAACTTTAACTTGGGAATACGCTACAATAGTCGCATAGGAAAAGGATAAAATGGCAACCACTACCAATTATGGCTGGAGCACTCCCGACGATGTTTCGTTGGTTAAGGACGGTGCATCTGCGATTCGCACACTTGGATCATCTGCTGACACAACTGTTAAAGCATTAAATCCGGGAACTACTGCTGGCGATGTTGATTATTACACAACTTCAACTGCTAAAGCCCGAGTTGGAATTGGAACTGCTGGTCAAGTATTAACTGTAAATTCTGGTGCAACTGCTCCTGAGTGGACAACAATTGTTCCGGGTGGAATGAGTTTAATTAGTACAACTACTCTATCTGGTGCATCAGTAACAATCTCATCTATTCCAACAACATATAAACATCTTCAACTTGTAATTTTAAATTGTTTAATGTCAGATGATGGAACTAGATTAGGCGTAAGATTTAATGGCGACTCAAATGCTAATCGCTATTATATGTGGGAAATTTTTGGAAGCGAAACTAATACATCTTACAATGCAGATATTGTTTACATTTCCCATTATTTTGACAATGCCAGCCCATCAACATTTAATAGCGTAACAACATTTTGGAATTATGGAAGTGCATCAGTTCAAAAAATGGCAAGTAATTGTTCCTTAGGTAAAAACTGGCAAACAGATACAAACTTTACTGCTAAAAATAATATGTTTTTTTATAATCAAACAACTGCTATAACCAGCTTAGTGTTAACTATGAACTCAGGAACTTTCACGTCAGGAACAGCACTACTTTACGGAGTATCATAAAATGACTAAATCAAAACCACAAGTAAAAATTGTTAATTGCGAAACTGGCGAGGAAATTGTCAGAGATGCCACAGCTGCCGAAATTGCTCAAATGGAATTAGATGCTGTTAATGACGCAGCAGCAAAAGCCCAAGTTGAAGCAAAAGAGACTCAACGCCAAGCAATCCTTGATCGTTTAGGTTTAACTGCTGATGAAGCTAAATTGATACTTGGCTAATGAAGCCTTGGTTATCTAAAGCTGCTGAAACTTTTAGGGAACAGGTAAATGACTGCTTCCCTGATCGCAAGCGCACAGCTGATGGATGGATTGGTGATGCTCGCCATTCAGCCAGAGTCAGTCAGCACAACCCAAATGAACAGGGTGAGGTATGTGCCATCGACATTGACGCTCGCCTATCTGACCAAGAAGGGCTTAGTTTCGATTTGGCAGATCAGGTTCGACTCGCAGCAAAAAAGGATAAGCGTATTTATTATGTGATCCACGCTGGCAAAATTGCTAGTGCTAGATCATTATGGAAGTTTAGAAAATACACAGGCATAAACCCACATCACAAACACATTCATATTTCTTTCAAACCAAATCAAAATGGCAAGAAGTTCGACATCCCACTACTGAAAGGCAATTAATGAAACTATCTAAAAAACACAAAGCAGCAATTAAGTCATATTTGAGAGCTGTCGCAGCTAGTGGAATTACAGTTGCCTTAGCAATAGTGGCTGACATACATCCAGCCTATGCAACTATGCTTGGTGCAATTGTTGCGCCTATTGCCAAAGCGTTAGATCCAAAATCAGGGAGCGAAGCGGATTATGGAATTAATGCGTCATGACCGCAAACGAATGGGTTGGCATAGCCGTTGGCGTAAGCGCCGTATCAACAAGTTTATTGCTGGGTCTGCGTTGGGTTATTAAATCTTACTTACAAGAATTGAAGCCAAATTCTGGAAGTTCGATCAAGGATCAAATTACTAGACTTGAACAGCGTGTTGATGATCTATTCGTCTTAATTAGTAAGCGATAATTTCTGCTATGGCGAACACACGAAAACGCACACCACGCAAAAAGGTTAATCGGAGAGTAGTTCGCCAAACTCCTGAACCATTATCAAAACTAGATCAATTCTATAT